AAATTTATTACGATGACTTTTTAAAAAGACCTGTTTCTAAATTTGTACCAGCAGAAGATTTAGTAGTGCCTTACTATGCATCAGATTTAAAAGACGCAGGAAGAATTACACACGTTATTAAAATGAGCGAGAATGATGTAGCTAAAAAAATGGCTGCAGGTTTTTATAGAGATATAGATCTACCTAATCCAAGTAATATACAAGACTCAGATCTACAACAAAAAATAGATGAACTTGATGGTGTTAAACCAGGATTTACAGATTACATACATACGATTCTAGAAATGCATGTCGAACTAAATTTAGATGATTATGAGAATCTAGATAAGAGATCTAAAAAATCAATTAAGATTCCATATATTGTGACTATTGATGAAAGCTCAAGTGAAGTTTTATCAGTTTATAGAAACTATAGGGTTGATGATCAAAACTACACAAGAATAGAATACTTTGTACACTACAAATTTTTACCAGGTCTTGGTTTTTATGGCTTTGGTTTAATACACACTATCGGTGGTTTATCTAGAGCTGCAACCGTTGCATTAAGACAATTAATTGATGCAGGTACTTTAAAAAATTTACCAGCAGGATTTAAATCTAGAGGCATAAGAGTTAGAGATGACGACCAACCAATACAACCTGGAGAGTTTAGAGATGTAGATGCTCCTGGTGGTAACATTAGAGATCAATTTTTTAATCTTCCATTCTCTGAACCAAGCACAACATTATTTAATTTATTAGGTTTCGTTGTACAAGCAGGTCAAAAGTTTGCAGCCATTACAGATTCAGCGGTAGGTAACGATTCCCAAAATAGAGCAGTGGGTACTACAATCGCTATGATGGAAAGAGGATCTAGAGTAATGAGTGGTGTTCACAAAAGATGTTACTACGCAATGAGACTAGAATTTAAAATATTAGCTAGAATATGTGGAGAATACTTACCTCCTGTATATCCTTATGATGTTTATGGTGGTCCAAGAACAATTAAGGGAACGGACTTTGATAACAGAGTAGATGTTTTACCAGTAGCTGATCCAAACATCATGTCTATGGCTCAAAGAGTTACTTTAGCTCAAACACAATTACAAATTGCTAGTTCTAATCCACAACTACACAATATTCACGAAGCTTATAGAAGAGTTTATGAAGCCTTAGGTACAAAACAAATAGAAACATTATTAAAACCACCAGCTAAACAACCTGAACCTATGGATCCAGCAAAAGAAAATGCTAGAGCATTACAGATGAAGTTGTTGACTGCTTTTGAATTCCAAGATCACGATGCTCACATAGCTGCACACTCAGCATTTATGGCATCAAGAATGGTACAGATAAATCCACAAGTTTATGCTTTATTACAATCACATATATCTGATCACATTTCTTTCAAAGCAAGACAAGAAGTTGGTGAACAAATGGGACAAGATCCACAATTAATGCAGTTACAACAAACAGATCCTCAACAATTTCAAATAAGATTTGACGCTGCGGTTGCTACAGCTGTTGCAGAGATAACTACAGAGTTAGTTAGAGAAGAAATAGAAGCAAGTAAGGCTAAACAAGATCCATTAGTAAGAATTAAACAACAAGAAGTTGATTTAAGAGCTATGGATTTACAAAGAAAACAAGAAGAAACTAAATATAAACAAGAACAGGAAAATCAAAGAGAGTCTGAGAAGTTAAACTTCCAATACGACAGACTTCAACAACAAGATCAACAAGCTGATAACAGATTAGACCTAGCTGAAAGAAAACTAGAAAAAAAATAATGATTTATTATGGCAACTACAAGAGAAAAAAGAAAAGGACTTAGTGGAGGAAAAAAATTTGGACCACCACCCAAAAAAGGACCAAACCCACAAGGTATTACAGTTCCCCTTAAAAAAAGAAGAAACAAAAAGTAATCAAGAAGCATATTTTGCAGGCATCATAGATGGTGAAGGCTGTATTGCTTATGAGAAGACTAAAAAAAATTATTGGATACCCTCAATATCTGTAGAGATGACAGATAAAGATGTAATTACAAGAATTCATAAGTTTTTTGGTAAAGGATCTATGGTTTATATAAAACCTAGACAAAAACATCATTTAGATAGCTGGAGATGGAGAATAAGAGGTAGGGGTGCAGTTGATATTTTCTTCAAAATATATAATTATCTATGTGATAGAAGAAAAAATAAAATTGCAGAAGTTTTAAAACGTTATTGTGATGATGCTAATGCAAGAGAAAAGTATAAAAAGTTAGAAGGAGTATTAAAATGGCATGGTTCAGTTTAGCAAAGATTGCATTACAAGCAGGGAGTAAAATTTACTCTAACCGCCAGAAGACTAAGATGGCTATGTCTGATGCACAATTAATGCATGCCGAGAAGATGGCTCGAGGTGAGGAATCCTACCAAGGAAAATTACTAGAAGCTAGACAAAACGATTATAAGGATGAATTTGTACTTATAATTATTTCAGCGCCTATCGTTGTACTAATGTGGGCAGTCATGTCGGACGATCCAAGTGCAATGGAGAAGGTTCAGCTATTCTTTCAATATTTTAATGAGCTTCCAAAATGGTTTACAAATTTATGGGTGCTTGTCGTGGCTAGTATTTTTGGAATAAAGGGTACACAAATCTTTAGAGGCAAAAAATAAACTTGATTTAAGTAATAGAAGTGTTACAAAATTGTATGATTGAGTCCGATTCAGGTGAAAGCGAACTTCTAGAAAAATGGGCTAAAGATTTTGACTGCCAAGGATATTACTCTTGCGAAATAGGAGTAAGAAAAGGTGGAAGTTCTAAAATTATAATGGACAATGTAAAAAATAACTTTTTACATATCGGTGTTGATCCTTACGGAGACAGAAATTACGAACATTTTGATAAAGGTAGTGGTATTAGACATAATTCAGGTGTAAGTCCCACTTACCCAAATACAATGAGAGATGAAATGTTAAAAGATTTTAAATGGTATTTAAATTCTGGAAAATATCGTTTTCATAATATGACCGATACTGATTTTATGCAACACCCACAGTACAAAGAATCTAAATTTGCCTTTGTTATGCTAGATGGTCCTCACACAACAAATGATGTTCTTACAGAAGCGGTTTGGTTTGCAAATAAATCAGCACCTAATGCAAGAATAGTGTTTGATGATTGGGTTACGTACAACATGCTGTTAATAACAGATGCTTTAAAGTATTTTGGATTTCAAACAATAGAGTCAGGTAACAATAAACTTATGATGGAGAAGAAATGATAGATATTCAATCACAAGATCATATCAAACACTTAATAGTTAAAAGAATAGACAGACTTAAAGATAATTTAACACATCAGGTTGACAATTTGAATGACCTCCACTATATTAGAGGACAAATCAAGTCACTTAATGACTTGCAACAAGATATAAAAGATCTTGTTAAAAAACAGGAGCAATAAAAATGAGTGAGTCCACGGAGCAACCGAAACGGACTGAGACCATTGAAAAGGCTTACAAAGATGAAGCTAAAGTAAAAAAAGTCTTAGACGAAAAATCAATAGATAAAAAACTTTTAGATAGATTACCTACGCCTACAGGTTATAGAATGTTAATTCTTCCTTATGCGGGTCCAGAAAAGACAAAGGGTGGTTTATATTTAAGTGAAAATACTCAAGAAACAATTCAGTTAACAACAGTTGTTGGCCTTGTATTAAAACAAGGTAACCTTTGCTATAGGGATAAAGAAAAATTTCCTTTAGGTAAATGGTGCGCTGAAAAAGATTGGGTAATCTTCGGAAGATACGCAGGCTCGCGATTCAAAATAACGGGCGGAGAAGTGCGGATCTTAAACGATGATGAAATCATCGCTACCGTATCTAATCCTGCCGATATTTTGCACCATTACTAGGAGGTAAAATGGCAGACGAAGAAAGAAAGTCTCAAGAAGTTGAGCTAGATACTGATAACGTTAATGAGGAAACTGTTAGTATTGAAACACCAAAAGAACCTGATGAAGCGTTTTCAAAAAAAGAAAATGTAGATTTAGGATACACTGATCCAATCAGAGACAATGTTGAAGAGGAAGAACCTGAAGAAAAAAAGGAAGAGCCTAAAACTGAAGTTGATGTTGGGGAAGAAGTTGAAACTAAACCTGATAATTTAAAAGATAAGCAATCAAATTATCAAAAAAGAATCAACGAGTTAGTTTTCCAAGCTAAAGAAGCAGAACGAAGAGAAAAAGCTGCTTTAAATTATGCTAAGGGGTTAAAGAAGAAGTATGACAATACTGAAACTAAACTTCAGGAAACTGACAATAGTTATTTAAAGGAAATCCAATCAAGAGTAGAGTCGGAACAAAATAGACTTAAAGTATCTTTGAAAGATGCGCTTGATGCACAGGATTCTGAAAAGGTAGCTGATATAAACTCTCAAATGACTAAGTTAGCTGTAGAAAACGAAAAAGTTAATTTAACATTACAAGACAGAGAGTTTAAAAAGAAACAAGCAGAA